AGCCAGGAGAGGAACCTATTGGAATGAAATCACTTAGCACCCGAACTATTGCTGTTGACTATGGTACAACAAACCCGATGCGTTTTCTTGATATATGGGACGATGGCGACATTGTGCGTATAGTTAATGAGTATAACTGGGACAGCCGCGAAGAACGTCGACAAAAAACCGACAAGGAATATGCTGACGATTTTATGCAATTTATGGGGGATACATATTGCGCGGCGATTGTTGACCCGTCGGCCGCGTCGTTTATCGCAGAGCTGCGCAGCCGGGGCGTTTATGTTATACCAGCGGACAATGATGTTTTAGACGGAATAAGAAGGACGGCCACATTAATTCAGCAAAGGAAAATACAGGTATGCACGACGTGTGAG